ACGAAGGCGGAACTGCATCGTCTGATAACTTCACATTCAGATTCAGCGATAACGAAGATGTGATGATTGTAAGAGGCGATGGTAGGGTCGGAATAGCCACTACGAGTCCTTCAACAGAATTAGAAGTAGCCGGTAGCATCACTGTGACAGGAGCAAACGAAGCCATTACCTTTGATGGTGGCAATAAGATAATTGGCGACCATTCAAATGACGGTCTTCAAATTAGAAACGATGAGAACGAGGCCATTGTGTTCAAGACCAACGGAAACAACATCCGAATGAGCATAGAGGGCGATGGCAAGGTCGGAATAGGGACTGTAACACCTGAGAACAGATTCCAAGTCAATCACACAGGTGCTGATGGCGACAACGGAATGATGATTGTCAGAGCAGATGCATCAACTTCTAGTGGCGACTTGCTCGGCGGTATCGGTTTCGATTCAACTGACGGTAATGACCCAAGTAGTGTGCTTGAGGCATCAGCAGGTATCGCGGCTTATGCAGCAGAAACCCACGGCACAGGTGACAAGGGTGGGGCTTTAGCATTCTTCACATCACCCATTGACCAAAACGACGACACCACTTCTATCGAGAGAATGAGGATAAAGGCAGGTGGGGCTATCATGTTCCAAGATGATAACCCGACCAAAGTAATTAGGGTTCACGCAGATACCAACTCAAGCCCCACACCAAGAATAGAGATGATGCGAGGTACGCATGATACATGGGGTAGTGGTGACAACTACAATGATTGGAGATTACAAAACGAAAATGATTTGGTGTTCTACTCTGGTACAAGCAGCATTTCAAGCGGTGCGGCAGTAGAGAGACTCAGGATTCATTCGGATTCTGATGGTGTGACAGTCGCTGGTAACATCAGGAGTGATAGTAAGACTTCTTTCAATACCATGCAGAAATACTACTACCAAAGGACAAGCATGGGAACCGGGACCGTTGATTTACGCGCACCTCCGGGTGGTGATGGGACTGTCAATCCAAACTCTTACCCAATGCCGAGAGCAGGTAAGGTAATGGCCCTCAGTCTTCACTACTATGCTGGTTCCATAACCACAAATTCAGGAACGGACACATGGCAAATAAGGAAACTTAGCGGGGGTGTGGAGACAACTTTAGATGTCGATGTCGCAAGAACCTCACTATCGAATCCAAATGGTACTAACTACACCACAACAGTAGAATTATCCAGTCCTTTGACAGTCGCTGCAGATGACTTACTTTTGATAAAGAGGTCATCTAGCGGCGGTAGTGTGACTCACGTTGCTGGAGTATTGTATGTGGCATTTGACTTGTAGGTGATAATATGGATTGGGATGAATTAAGAGGAGTGAGAGACACAGCACTGTTGCAAATGGACAAATATCAATTGGCTATACCATACTCATTGTTAGACAACACTCAGCAAGCACAATTGCAAATCTACAGGCAGGCATTGCTTGACTTACCGAATGAGCACAGCACCCCAGAGGAAGCATTGCTAAATATGCCTACCAAGCCAGAATGGATGGATTGACATGGGCGAATTGATTCAGAGGCTCAGTCAGGAGTGTCCTGATTGCTCTGCTTCCATACTAGCAAGGCGTATAGAGGGGCGCTACATCAATGAGAGAGGCACCAGAATACTGATATGGGAATGCCCTGAGTGCGGAGCACTGTGGCAGAAGCCGAGGAGGGGTTGAGATGGAAATAAGTTGGACAGTTTATGAAATGGATAGACATGCAAGTTATGAAGGCAAGGAAGGTGTGATTTACCTATTGCATTGGGATTGCATCGCAAGCCAAGACGGACAATCCCACCGAATAACTGGGTGTGATTCTTTGGATATCACAGACCTTAGTGGGTTCGTAGACTACACGAGCGTGACTGAAGAGCAAGTCATGACGTGGCTATCTGAGGTCCTTGATGTTGAGTCAGTAGAGGACACGTGCCGGGCTGGCCTCGAGAAAAAATTAAACCCGATAATTCTTAAGGGGTTACCATGGAGAGACGCTGATGACGAAGAAGAATAAGAAAGGCAAGGTCGCTATCGTCATCGCATTGAAGCCAATGGGAGGTAAGAACCCCAAGAAGCCAACCAAGACTGCCGATGTCGGCAAGGGTGGTATGTGTGGTGTCAAGAAAGCGAAGCCGTGCTGCAAGAACTGTGGCAAGCCTCTCGACAAGGGCATGTGCAAGATGGGTTGTGCATGATGTCTGACAACAACTCGTTCATACCAGAGGGTAACGATAACAACACGTTCTGGCTCGCCTTTCCGAAACTGTAAAATACAAACGGTGTAGTTTCTACACCAATGCAGTACGGGCGGTTCATGACATGGCTTCTGAGAAAGATAGGAGTGATAGTCTAGCCAAGTTGATAGCGTCCCATCCCGATTGGGATTGGGAGTACTGGATAGCACAGACGGAGACATAAACATGGGGTTATTTCACTGGTCTGCACGTAAGTTGATGATGGTCATGGGCTATGCCTACGTATGGCTAGACAGGCGTGTCAAATACACCGACGAAGAGGTGTCGGCAGTCTTGGGTCTCAAGATAGATGATGACTTACAGAAGTGCTCCCGTTACGAGTTGTGCCAACGAGTCGAGAAGGAGTTCGGTCTCAAGGAAGGAGAGTTCTGGAACCTCCACAGCACTCAGAAGATTCGTTTCGCGGTGCAGAGCGTCAGGAACATGAAAGGTCCATCCAAGTTTGAAATGGGGTATTGATATGTTGGACATCAGACCCAATGAAATCGTCAGAGAGGTAGCGGCTTCTGATATCTCTTTCGAGGATACTCTGTCTGCTGTCATACCTTTGCTAGGTGGTGTCATGATTTCCATTCTCTTAGTCGCAGGTTACTGGGATGTGTTGGCTATGAAAGCGCACGCCCAAGGTGACTGATGTTGCTATCTATCTTCCAAGGATTGTGGGCTTGGTCTCGCTTCCGCCTCTAGTCTGTTTTTGATATGGGCTGTGAGGGAGGAGGGGAAGAAGAGTGCTGTAGAACCACAGAAGCAAAGAAAATGAAGACTTTGTTTCCTCCCTCACGATGCCGCGCCCGCTCTTGTCTTCTCCAAGACAGCCAGACTTATTACTCTTCCTCGGTTTTATTGTCTCTCTTAATAAATGTCCGACTATTCAATAAAGAGAAGACTGCTCTATCGAGAGCAGTGTAGAACAACCCTAGGCCCACAAGTGCCCAGCAACCGAAGCAGAGATTAGCCAACAAGGTTTCCATTGTCTTCCCTCATTGCCATGATGTCGTCTATCCTCAAGATGGCAGTGGCTACCTCAGTCGCACTGCTTATGACTTGCTTCACCAGAGACTCTGGCTCCACCACTCCCTTCTCTAGTGTGTTGCATATCTCACCGACTCCTCTATCGTCTATGTATAAGCCGACACCATCCTCAGCCGACCTCAGTTCCATGACCACGTCGAGTGGGTCCATGCCTGCGTTGTTCGCTATCGCTGCTGGTATAATCTCCAGAGCGTCTGCGTATGCCTCGAGACACATCCTCTCTCTGGCTGTCATGTTGGGCCTCGTGGCTGCATGCTCTCTCACGGTCATGGATGCTGCGGAGAAAGAGGCACCGCCACCGGGGAACCCCTTCCCTCCGTCACTCATGGCGAGGCAGGTGACACCAATGGCGTCGTCGAATGCTCTCTCGTATTCCTCTATGGTCTGTCTGGTGGCGCCTCTGACCACTAGGCACGTAGCCTCACCACTACCTGATACGGTGATGAAATCCAAGTCACCTATCCTCTCTTGCTTGACGGATGCGTCTGTCGCCATGATGGGCTCATCGACATCAGTCACTCTGTGGTAGATAGGCACGTCCAACAATCTGGACAAGCCTTCCATGTCGCTTTGCTGCAAACGTGTGACTAGTGGGATGCCGTGCTGGGAGAGGTAGTGTGCTACTGCCTCATGCACGCTGTCCCTCACGAAGACAACACCGTCTGGCCCTACTGCACCAGCCACCATGGAGGCGACCTCGCTCAGCATGCTCAGTTCCTGTTGCTTCAACTCGTGCAACTGCTGCATGTTCTCGACTTGCATCTGCACTTCCTTGATGTCGTACCCCTCTAGTCCTCCGTTGAGTAGTAGGATGTTGATGTTGCCTTCCACTGACTTGTTCTCTACCTCATTGGCGAACTCCTTGTTGATGACAAGCCCGTCTTGGACGTAGGAGTCTGACAGTGCGCCACCTGCTTGCGTGATGACGGTGATGTGGTCTAGATTACCTACTGCCTTCTGACACGCTTTCACGCATAACTCAGCAGCGTATTCCAAATCACTCTCTGCAGCCTTGCCCCGCAGTGCGGTTTTGGCTGCGTCTAGAATGTCGATGTCTTGAGATTCGAGGTGCTCTAATGCTAGGTTCTTTCCCTCTTGGAATGACCTGATGAGGACACGTGGGTGTATGCCTCTCATCAGCAGTCCTTGGCTGAGAGCCAGCATCTGTCCTGCTGTCACAACGACGCTGGTAGTGCCGTCTTTACACACTGCCTCTTGCGTCTTGCTTGCCTCTACCATCATCTGTGCACCGGGGTGCGCGATGTCCAGTTCTCTCAGAACCGTAACACCATCATTAGTTACAGTGTGGTGACTGCCGTTCGTCAGCAACTTGTCCATACCTGCTGGACCTAGGGTAGACCTGACGGTCTCAGCCACGTTCATGGCTGCCTTTATGTTGCTCATTTGTGCTTCTCTTCCTGTCTGTTGTTCTTTTTCACTCATCGTGTGTTTCCTCCATTAATTGGATGAATAGTGCGTCGGGGTCCACATCAAGGTACTCACACATGGTGATGTAGAAAGTCTGAAAGAAACCTGCAGGAGCGTCTTCTAGTAGGTTCACCATATCACCTCTATGTCATCTACCACTCCAGTATCAGGGTTCCTGTTCTTGACGAAGCCTTCTTGCTGTCCGTGTATCCACATGTCGTAGACCAACTGGCAGTCTTTCAGGCAGTATTCTGCAACCTCTACGTGCTTGCCCTCTCTCCACATCTTAGGGGCGTCCTCTGACTTCTGCGTCTTACCCACACCGAGCGTGTGTTTGCATACGTCATCGAGGTGATGCGCGTATGAGGTAGCAGAGCGCAGAAGCGCAGACGTGTCTATTACCAGTTCATTATTCCTCATCAAATGACCTGCGTAGAAACAATCGAGAGCATCTCTCAATACAGGTAGGTCGAAACCCATGAGGTTGTGCCCCACTATCTTCCCACCAGATTCAATGTGTTTTTCCAGATGCTCTCCTAGGGTCTTGGCGTTGAGAGTGTGGCATGTGCTGTCATTGACATCAATGTCTTCCTTGGAGAAGACGTGTCCTTCTTTCCCATCCCATGTGCAAACCACTGTAGGCTCGAAGAGGTGGGTGTTGGCCCAGCCTCCTATTTCCCAAGAGTAGTTTCCAGTCTCGATATCTAACGCCATTATGCTTGTCATTCTTTCTCGCTCCATCTAATGTAAGGCACGCCGCCCATCTTCGTTTCCTTGAAGGAGGCTCTTATATCGTTGTAGTGTTTGTAGACCACAGGCTGACTGCGGTCAGCCAGACGACCGTAGGCTTTGATGATGTCCTTCTTCAAGTACCATCCGTCACCACGGTGGTCACCTAGGTCGACTGAAGCGCACGCTGCCATGGCTTGCTTCCATGCTTCCGTCTTCGCTAGTTTGGCTGCCTTTGTAGCACCCAATTCTAAGTCACTCTCCAGCCATATGATGAGACGCTCGTAGACGTCGTACAGTATCTCCATAGCCATGTCGATGTGGTCACCCGTGACAACCCACTTGTCTGCAGGGTCATACATTCCTGATGCTCGCCTGTCATTCATCTCTACTAGGAGAAGATGAGTTGCTAGGATATTGAGATAGTTCTCGATGTTCGGCATGAAGGACAGCACCACGTCACTGAGTTTGGTATCCATGCCAGTCACCAGATGATAGAACTCGTCGACAGCCAACTCCACTGCTGGGTCGAAGTCCTTGCTCTTCTCGAACATGGAGAGAGCAGCGTCCCTGACTATCCTCTCTCGCTCTGCACGCTCTTCCTTGACGTTCGGGTCTAAGTCGTGCCACATCTTCATGTTGATGTCAGAGCAGGCTACTAGATGCTCCATGACTAGGCTCTGCACCTCAACGAAATGCTCTGCGATGTCCTCTGTGGACATCACCTCGTCCATCTGGTCTGACCATACACCACTCATCCTGCGTTTGGAGACCTGCATCCTCATGTTGTTGTCCCAAGGAGCGTAGTACAATAGCACTCTCTGGAACAACCCCTTTGTCAGCACGTACTCCTTCACACCAGCAGGAGGGAAGGTGGTAATCCAGAAGGACACACGAGACTCAGTCTCAATCTTTCCGTCCTTCATGTGCTTTGTGAGTGTGTTACTGTGGCTACCAATGGGGTTCATGGCTTGTTGTAGGTAGAGGATGACCTCTTGGAAGAACTGCTTCGGACTAGGCTGTAGCAAGATGCTACCCTCGTCGAAGTTGAGTAGTTTATTCCCATTCAACAGGCCGGGCACCTCTTCTGTGTAGTAGTTCCCATCCTCGTCCTTGTGAGACTTGAACGAACCAATCAGGCCAGCGTCAGTCCCAGAGGTGAAGATGTCAGCATCAATGCCTGCGTGCCTAGCAATCTCACCAATGAACTCCCACGCGATTGACTTACCAGAACGAGTGGGTTGAATCCAGAACACGTGGAATCTAGGGTCTAGGTAACTAGCCCAGACTGGTATTCGTATGTAGTCAGCGACCGCTTGTCCTTGTAGAAAGAAGAAGGACAGGATTGCTGGTGTCTCATTAAAGAATGATGTCTTCCTGTATCTCTCTACATAATGTCTCAGTATAGGGTACTTCTGTACGGCGGTATAATCTTCCCAAGTTCTTGCCATACCACCTCGTACATTGACCAGTCTATAAACAAATCTATGCTATCGGAAAAGAATAACGTAAGAATCTCAAGAAGAACGGCGCTCGATTCTCACCGGGTCCTCGCTTGTGAGAGCCTCGACGACTCTGTTCCTGAGCACCTTGCCCATCCTCTTCACTCCCTTGAGACACTCGCCGCAGGCTGCCTCTTCAAGACTCCCACACTCCGAGATGATATTGTCCACCATCTCGTCACCCACTCCGGGGATGGTACGGAGCATGTCGACCCTCACATCGTTGCTAGATACTCTCTTAATCGCTTGAGCACCATGCCTGCTCGCACTCTTGTAGGTCTTTTGATGCAAGCCTACCATGAAGTACGATGCTTCCATGAGGTCGGGGGCTCGGTAGGTCAGACAACCGAAGTCGGCTGCTATGCGTGCCAGCCCTCCTGATACTTGCTTGACCGCTGCGCTGTAATTGGTGGTGCCACCACGTGCTTTCACCTGCTTGACGTATGCACCCACATCGCCCCACACTAGGATGCCGAACTGCGGCACGTTCGCATCGAGATTATCCAACTGCCTCATAATGTGTCCAGACCGGAGAGACTCTAGGAAGTCGCTGATGGTCTTCGCTTCTATGTGCCATTGACCACACAGGTAGTCACCTACAATGAGGTGCTCTCTCTTGGTCGGTACTGGAGGTTTCTTTTCCATAGCCTTGCGAACTATCGAGTCAGGCAAAGCCCCTCTCTCATTGCTGTCGATTATCAGAGGCTTCATAGTGACCCCGTCCCATCCCACAACTGGCACCTGCCTAGGCAGAGACCACCGGACTCTAGGGATGCACAGTGCTGGTGGTATCCCCCATTGACTATGGTGGACACGTGGTATCGTGTCACTCCCTCATCGTAGTCTGCCCACTGTAATGTGTGGAGATACTGGGATATCAATTCAGCATGCTCATTGCGAGCCTCTGGTGTGGTTCTCTCGACCGGCAGGAAGTTTCTGAGTCTGGATGCTAGGTAAATTACCAGCGACTTGCGTGCATCGTGTGGGGGGTTGCTCCCCACTTGACATGCAGCCTCTACCAGACATGGTAGTATCTTGATGCCGTTCATTTCTACTGTGTCGAATTCCAACGCTGGCCCGGAGGAGGTGAAGCGTGTGTTCTTGACTTGCTCGATGGGCAAGTCCACCCCGTTGATGCCGTACATGTACTGTCCTCGTCGGTGACGCTCTGCTCTCTCACAGATGTCATCCCAAGACCACTCGAAGAGTTCCTCACTCTTCAGTGGTATGCTCCAACGCCCAACGTGTTGCTTGGCGTTGTAAGAGTTGGGTATGCGTATGAGTCTGGCCATGTCGAAAGGCACTGTGGGGTCCATGCAGGTCAAGTCCAAGGCATCCTTCCAACTGTTGATTACTTTCTTGCCTGCTGCTTTGATGAGTGAGACCTCACTCCCTGTAGAAGGGCGATGGGTCTTGGAGAGTTTAATCCAGATGTGGAAACCATTGCCGCTGAACCATATCGCGTGATGCACGTCTTTGTCCATGAGCATCTGATGTGCCCTCCTGACTTGGTTGAGAACCTCGTCACCAGACACGTCGATTACCAAACCTGCCTTCCTCGCTTTCTTGTCGAAGTCTAACACGAAGTGTCGAACGATGGCAGTGTTGTACTCCCCCCTCTTCCCACTGGGCTTGACTGCCCTGAACCCATATACACTCGTGTAGGCACACTGACTGTTACGTAATGAGGACCAGTAGGTTTCCAAGTCCTTCGGAGTATGTACTACCTTCCTGAATAGACCAGCCTCTCGGGGGAAGTCAAATTCTATGATGTTCATTCTCTTCCACCCAACTTGAACTCCTGACAAGCACTCACACACGCAAAGTATAGTTCTTCTACTGACGTAGGACTGAGGTCTTTTGGTATCCTGATGTCCAAGGAATCTCCAATCGGCACTGGGTCTATCAGTAGCCCTCTGGGGATGTCGTCAGAGAAGTGCATGAACACATTGTCACTGTCGAACTGCTTTCTCAAGGAGACTACCATTGCTTGCCGCAATTGGTCCTTAGCCGTCCACCTGATTTCTTCCATTGCAATGCGGAAGTCCCTGTCCATCATATCCACCCGAATATTTTCAACGCTATCAGTGAAGACAGTATGATGTTGACTCCTGCTGCTATCGTTCTCCAGAAGGCCAACTCTGCGAAGTGTTTCTGACTCCAGTGTTCTAACTCGTCACTCATGCTTCCACCTTGAACTTCGGACAGAGGTCCATGTAGTCACAGTAAGAACACTTGAAGTCATCCTTAGTGACAGGAAACTCTTGGTCCACGTACATGCGTAGCAGTTTGTTCAACGATGTCTGCATAGCACGCTCACTCACTCTCTTCACTGGCTCGTAGTCAAGTCTGTCTGCCGCGCTGTATCGCCAGCCCCAGTGAGTGACCATCTTGTCATTGAGCCCTACCGCTTTCAATTCGTCTTCGGTAGACAGTTCTATGAGCATCTTGTAGTATGCCATCTCCATTCTCATGGCAGACAGTTTCCTCGGGTGCCATTTCCCTGTCTTCAACTCCATCAGGGCCAGACCGTTTTCACCTTCGCTGAAGATTCGGTCAATGATACCCACTAGTTGCACTTTCACTTCCCTGTCATCTACGTGGAATGTGGCTCTCGGTGAGAGTTTCACCTCGTTTGCTACAGGCAAGAAATGCTTTGCTTCAGTGAGAGACAGCCTGAGTATCTCATTCCGAAGCAACCACGTGATGTTATGGTCATACTCCAACTCATAGAAGGGTTCGTCCTTTGAAGAATCCCTTCTCATACCGATGACCTCGTCACGGCTAGGGAGATACGTCTTGAGTTTCTCCATTACCAAGCGGTCCTTCCCCTCTTCTGCCGCTTCTTTCAGCAGTGGGATATTGTCAGCATTTATGTTGTCATAGAATGCTTCCATGCTCTGATGCACGTCGTCACCTATCACTAGGTAATCGTGCTGCAATTGCGGAACCTCATGAGTCTTTGACAACCACAGTTGTTTTGGGCACCATTTACTAGCAGTAAGTGTGGATTTACTCACTCTGATTACGATGTCTTCTCCCATCTTGGGTGCCCAAGCATAAGATGATTGGTCATCATAGACCAGAGTCAAACCCATTACTTATCACCGTCCTCTAGTGCTACTATGAGAAGCGCGAGGTAACCAATGAGGTCATGATAGATGTCGAGGTCTGTCTCGATACCCTCACTACCACGTGCCAGTCGAGACAACTTGTCATCTATCCGTATCCTAATCATGTCAGCAGCGTCGTCCCCACCCTTGTAGAACAGTCTCATTGGGTCGAGAGCGCTATCGCCATACTTCTCGTTCTTCTCACGAAGCAGGTGAGCCACCCGCCAAAGCACAGAGTCAGTTGGGATTTGCTGTTCTTCTGACACCGAACTCCTCCAAGGTGGTCTGTCTTCCATTGCTGGGGAGGAACTCCCACAGCGTTGTTTGCCTCATTTGTGTTGTCTTTTCTTCTTCCATGTTTTCACCACCACCCGTAAGCCTTGGGAGTGGGTGCACCGAGTGCTCCGTCCAAGTCCCAAGAAAGGGTAGAATAGATACTGTCCAACTTGGTCTTTAGCATTTTCTTCAAAATCATATCTGAATCCAATGTGAGACCCCTCAAATCCTCTGGTTCACGATAGGCTGCGATGCCCGGCTCCTCTTTGACGTAAGTCCATGGGACCGAGTCGCCTTTGCCAAACTTCTCGTCGAATTTGTCATTGTAGAAGGACGCTGCTTTGGATGCACCGCTGAGCACTTTGTATTCTTTGAGGTGCATGCCCAGTCTGGTCTTCATGGATACGTCTTCCAGTTGGACGTCACCTTTCCTGACACTCATGGCGATGGGGTACACGAACTCTTGGACAGCGTCCTCATTAGCACCATCACATATCAACTCGAACACTCCCTTCTGTACCTTCTTCGACAATGGTGCGGTGTTCGATGCTTTCATGCCGAAGCCTGCCACCTTGAGTTTGCCTTGGTCTTCCTCAGGCCATGCCACCTTGCCGACATATCTGTTCTTCTTAGTGAGCAGCCAGTAGGGCATCCACGCTTCCAGTTCAGCGAAGAGCATACTGTTCCCTGTTTCCCTTTGCACTGCTACTGTTATCCTATCAGAGAGTTTGTGTGCCTCTTCGACATTGGGGACTTTGACGAATGCCGAGTCGGTGTGCCCGTAGAGGCACTCGTAGCCATAGGTTGTGGCTACGCTGTCTAGGAGGCGGATACAACGTCTGCCTTCCTGTGTGATGGTGTGTGCGATGTCACCATCAGCCCATCCATAGCCAATGTGAGCGCACATACCATAGAGGCTGGCCATGACGCGCTTGACTGCCATCTGCGTAGTGTTCCAAGCCGCTCTCTCCTCTGGAGTCTTGGCGTCTCGCATGCGTTGTTTGCATGTGGAACGATAATCGAATAGATACTCTACGACAGATGGTAGGAGTCCTTGCTCTGTCTGGTCCCAGTAGGAACCATTCTCCAACTGGATGATGTTCTCACCCGGCCCGTCCCTCTTAGTCTCATATGATAGGTTGCTGCCTAGAATTATCGAGGGATAGAGTCCCTTGTAATCTATGACACCCACTCCCTCATGGAGGCCTGTCACACAGTTGAGACCTACTTCGGCCCCTTTGAGTTTGTCAATGTCACCCGCCTTGAATCGAGTGTGCGCCTTCTTGTCAGTCCTTCGAGACAGTAGACCTCGAGCGAAGTTAGTGACATTACAGGCTGATGGGAGGGAGACACCGCAGAGTCTGACCATCTGAATATAGAAGTCAGTAACATTCCGTGCCTCATCTATCCCTCTGAGTAGGTGAGTGTCTAGGAGACAGTAGTCCACGAAGTCATCCCAGTATTCATACCAGCCATTGTGAACATCCATCCCCTCTATTTCCTCAGTTAGTTTGGACCCTAACCCTACTTCCTCAGCGATGTCGTTGAGTTTGAGGGAAGGTAGTTGTCCACCACCACTGTCTTTCCAGACTCGCTCAAAACCTGTACCACTAGCAGCCTGTGCTGCTGTATCGAACTGCCATCTTCCTACGATGGGTTGGTCAGTAGGGTCGTATCTATCCTGACCCCTCTTCATCCTGCGTATCTGTCCCACTGGACTGAGCCTCTGAGGATTGGGTATCCTTTGTAGCAGGTGAGGGATGTCGAAGAAGGAACCTGCGTGTGCTATCATCATGTCAGGGTCACGCTCCTGTAGGAACTCAACGAATTCCTCATGCAAATCACTCTCGCTACCATAGATGTTCAATTCGTACTCGATGTCCCGCACAGTGCGGGTTCTTCGTATGCCTAGACCGGGGTCACCGTAAGAGCAGTTGGTTCGCTCGTCTGCCCATGCGAATACCACTGGCTTGTCTAGGTCACTGTCTATGACAGCGATGATGGTAGTGAAGGGAGTGTCACCAGTATCACACTCTATGTCAAACCACCACTTACGTGGCTTCCAGTCTGGCATGACAGGCACGTTGTCTATCAACCACCTATCTGTGAATCTGATGTCAGCCTCGTAGGTCTTGTCAAACTCCCTCCTCATGCTAATGATATCGAAGGGGGACTCGGCTTCGACCTTGATGAGTGGAGTGCCGTCCAGCCCGACCGACGTCTCATCTGTGATGACAGTGCCCGGATACCTGACTAACAACCTACGTTTGCGGAACTCTCCTACGTTAGCAGGAATCCAGAAGTAAGGCTTGTAGTCCCTGACATTGTTCTCTATCAGAGTCCCGTCAGCATCACGATGTCGTGTGTAGATAATGGGAGTCTCACCGTTCTCGTAGTAGTCATCCACAATCATCTCATTCACCTCTTTTGTCCATCACTAGTAGTAGGTGGTCCTTCTCGGTGTGACGGAATATGCACACGAAATCATTGGCAGTGTAAAGTTCTACCGAACCAGCAGGTATCATGTGCAATACTTGAGGTAGCCAAGACCCATAGTGGGACTTAGCCTCGGGACCGTCACAGTCCTCCACGTCTACGCAGATGGACATCGACGCACTGCCACGTGCTCCTGCAGCGAACTCGAGATGCTCCTCGTTGGGGTCGAACTTCATCGTGACAGGGGTGTCCTTGCCAATTACTTTCTCTACTGATTTCAGTTGAGTCAAGTCAGCCACTTGCAGTCTCCCATAGCACGTGAGTGCCTTGCCTGCCCATGACTTCCAGTTGCTGTTCTCTGCATCTGTCACCAACGCCATGGCCTTGGTCACGTTCTTGTGTGAGGCTACATAGTCCGTGGTAGGTAGAGTCAGTTCAGTCTTGCCTGATATTACCCTCAACGTGCTGTTTTTAGGCTGCCACAGACTCACCAGTGCGTCCTGTGGTAGCGTCTTGACGAACGTCAGCAGTTTAGCCAAGTTGGCTATGACTATGTCACCAGCGTCATCCACAGTAGCACTGATTCTCGTGTGCAGCATATGTGTGGGGAGGGCGACCGTCCCAGACAGCGACATCTGTGCTGCCTTGAGACGTAGGTCACCCACTCCCGGTCCGAATCCTGTCAAGAATGAGATGAGGCCAGCCTTGCCGAGACTCACTCGGGTGATGCTCTCACCCCTTTAGAGCAGTCCCCCAATTCTGGCGCGGCCTCGCATGCGTCGTGTATAAGAACTTTTCGGTCTTGGGCATATTGCTTCTCTAGCAAGCAATCGCACATTACCGGGTCGAAGTCCTTCCCATGGAGAGTGTCAACTATCTTCATTAGCACTCCTAGGCCGTCACAGCGCTTACAGTTATTTTCAGGAATAATGAGTTTTCGTGACACTCACTCACCCTTCAATTCGGGCAAACCGTTCCATTTGTGATTCTTGTCCTCATAGGTCGTCATGACCAATCTGGTCTTGTTCAGAAGGTCTGGCCGACTGCGAGATTTGGTGAAAGTGGCCTCATAGCGTGTTTCGCCCGTTAGGCGGCCTTCGTCATCTCGCACGGATGTAGATTGCATCTCCAAGAGTGTATGTAGGTAGTTAGCGGTCTGCTTCTCCCATCTGGGCTTCCTGTTGCCCGTCATGGTGCCTTCCTTGGTCTGTTCGTAGTTCCAGTGCGTCTCATAGTAGACATTGACCCCATGTCGGGTCAATTCCCTGCATAAGGACGTCAATTGATGGAACCTAGTGCTGCGTATCTGCCAATTGAACCTCATACCCACCTTTTCGTGAGGACTGATTTTGGCCCCTATACCGTCTGGGGCCGTTCCTAGGTCTTCGATGAACATACAAGCACTCGCCACTGAGTCCCATAGGTCCACAGCGGTCACTAGGACAGTGTGTAAGCGCTCTCCTTCGTACTCAGCGTCATTCTGGGCCTGAGCCCATTCTAGGGCTCTCCTGCCTATCGCCATGACCTTGTCATGAGTAGCAGGGTAGTTGTAGGCCGTTCTGGCCTCCCCTTCCATCACCCATGGGTTCTGGCATTTGAACTCGGAGCGCCTGTCTTGGTAGAAGGCGTCACGGAGTTTTGCACCACCACCATCGAAGTCAATCACTAGGCAAGAATGCCCTTTAGGGATGCTGTCGAAAACCACTGCTGTCTTGCAGGTCCCGTCATCCCCTACCACTCCGCCGAACTCGCCTGTGATGGGCGCTATTTCCTCAGCGAACCATTCTGTGCTTCCCTGTTTGGGCTGCATGGGCTTGTCCTTTATGGGGGTCATTGGGGTCTTAGTGACGTTGCTAAGAGCCTCAGAGAGGTCTTGGGTACCTTCATTCAAGGACTTCTCCTTTTCCTTCAATGCCTTGAAACCGCTCATTGCTCACCACCGCCGAACTGGTCTAGGCTCGTGTCGCCGCCCTCACCGGCTGGGATTGCCAGTCGAGGGGGGACGAAGATGCCCATGGCCTTCATGGCAGGGACCTGCCCGTCATCAGTGGCTCTTACACCGAGCCTGCCGAAGATGTAGACTGTGGACTTCACTGCATAGGGCTTCCACCCTTCACGGCCCTCGTAGTCGAATGCGTGGCACTCGTCACCAAGGAAACCATGCACTCTGATGGTGATTTCCTTTCTCCACATGTCATTGGCGAACTCCCTCTGTAGTTGGAAGGAGGACACTCTCATGCTGAAGTCCTTGCCGTATGGGTCGTACTCGGTCTCGTATCCGGTTCTGTTGATGTCAGTTACCTTTCCCTTGATGCAAACGAGAGGACCAACGGGAGTGTCATACCCAGATACCTTCTCAGATTGGTTGTGATAGACTTCCATCAGTTCAGTCAAATCAGCGACGTAGGAATCCATGCCGCCCATGAGAATCTCTCCTTTGAGGTACTGCCTGTCGCTCTCTGCTACGAAATCGTCTGTGTAGACTACGTTGGCGAAGAAGTTGTTAGCAGCGCGATAGGAGTCCTCCCAGCCCTCAGTAACAGTGCCTTGCGGGCGTAGTTGTATCTTACAGGCCTGTCCTATCCTGACAGCCTTGGATACGTCCTCTTCGGTCGCTCCTCCTACGTCAATGCGTATGGCCTGCATGTCATCGGCGTACATCTCAGGCTCGTTCCCGTAGAACCTGTAGGTCCTACTGAACAGAGACGGTGCGATGGGTTCTCCATGTCGTGCCCAGTCAGGGTTGCTTTGCAGCAAACAGAGAGTCATACCACTGTCCCTCACTAGGAACCATGGGTCTTGCCCCTCCACGAACCTCTCTTGTGTGGAGGCTACTATGCCATTGGCCTTCTCAAGCATCCACACACCACCCTCTACGAAGGCACGTGCTATCTTCCCGCCGTTGATGGCGTTAGTGAGGTCCTTTCTGGCCTCTGACAGTGCCTGCTCTCGAATGTTGGCTCTCTTGTCGCGTATCTTTGGCTCGATGGCTATGAAGCAGCCTACCCACTCGACGGTGCTCCCGCCGGGGGCCTGCATGACCCTTCTCTCAACGACAAACGTCTCTGCTGCGTCAACGAGGAAGTCCTCATCCTCTTCGTTTGGGTTGACGATGCCGAGATGCTCCTCGATGTAGTCGAGGTACTGCTTTGCAGCCTCGTCCTCTGACACGCTGTGTTGCTCAGCATACCATCGCAATCTTTCTTTCACTTCTTCCGGTAATTCATTATCACTCATTTTCTTCACTCTTCCTTATCCCACAAGGAAGCGAGACTACCCACGAACCAATCAACAAACCCCTCGTAGCCGAGGGGCCATTGATGGGCGGCCAGCACTGCATCTCCCCAGATGCGGGAATAGTGATGGAACCTAGCGGGTTCCATATCAAGTTGTCGCACTTTATCGTGCAACCTGTTTAACATTGAAATGGTAGAGACTCCGGTTAGTATGAGTAGTTCCTTTCTCAGACTCTCCCAATCGCCTCCAACGATGGATAGTGAGGGGTTTGCGTAGGTTTGTGCAGTGCTCCCTGCTATGGCAATCAGATTGTCAACACTAGTCGCTCTCTCCATGGCTCTGCTGATTTCCCTGAGGTCACCGTTCCATGCGGCTGCCACTATGGCTGAGTGCTCTGTGGTGAGGTTAGGGAACCTTGTTTGTAGTAGAGTCAGTACCTCTTCTGCGTTGTATGGTCTGAAGTTGAACGCCAGACAGCGTGACTTCAATGCGCCTGTGATGTTCGCGTAGTCGTTCGCTGTCAGTATGAAGAGAGCATGGCCAGTCTCTATGATGCGCCTGAGAGCGTCCTGCGCTTGCTTGGTGAGGCCGTCAGCCTCGTCGAGCAGAATGATTGTGTGGTCGCTGTAGCCTCTTTGTGTGGCTACTTCCTTCACTCTGTTGCGTATGAAATCTATACCACGCTCATCAGAGGCGTTGAACTCGTGTATCTCAGCCCCGACGTGATTGGCAATGGCGTGGGCAGTGGTCGTCTTGCCTGTTCCGGGTGGGCCGTGCAATAGCAAATCTGGGAGGTTGCCCTCAGAGAGCATTTCTTTGATTGCACTGAGGGGGTGCTCTGCATCGTGAATCATGTCTTCTAACTTCATGGAACCCGGCCTCGGGCGAAACAGGGCTATAAACATTCGCAAGAATATTGTTTTCTTGCATAGTTCTCTTAATAAGAATCCATTCTATGAATCAGGTCGAGCATCTCCTCATGCCCTATCTTTCTCGCAGTGCTGCTTTCCATGGTCAGTTTCAACTTCTCTAGGTTGGCCCTGTCCTTGACAGCCTCCCATACAGGCTCTAGTATCTTCAGTAGCGTTCTGATTTGCTTCACGTCGCGTAGGACTCTCCCATACACTCCTTGTGTCGACAACCACATGTTGAGCGCTGGCTCATCCTCCATGCTGGTGTAGACCTTGCGATGTATGGTGTAGCCTATCTTGTTCTTAGGGGAGAAATGCACGCTTGCTTGGAAGCGGGCGTCCCGCGCCAGCCAGCCTAGGAAGAAATCATCGCTCTTGTCCATGTCCATCAATACTCCACAAATCGCCATACTGCATGACGTCATTCATTCCCTTGTCTGTTGCAAGCGATACTAGATATGCACCCTCTACGTTGCCTTCTCTGCACCTGAGAGCGTGAAACGAGCCCACCAGAGGGGGTTCCAACTCTGTCCACACAAACCTCTTGACCCCGTCTCTGAGGATAGGGTTGTCAGGCATGTTGGTCTTCTTGATGTTAGCGTAGCCGACATGGATTGGGTCGAAGCCGTCCATTGCCTCTATCTTCATGCTGGCCCATATGCCATCTGACTTCGTCTTGGCTTGAGTGATGAGGAGCGGGAGTTCATATACTCTGCGAGGCAGTATGAACCCGCCTTTGTGTTGGCTGTGGATGTGTGGTCTACTACCGTCAATCAGTTTGAGCACCTCTCCCTCTTCCAACGACTCGCACAACTGTCGGAGGTGCTGTGCGTCTTTGATTCTCTTCGGTGCTATGGCTCTGTGCGAGTAGTGGCCCATCCAGATATCAGGCTCGTCATCAGTGTAGAGCCATTCGATAACGTCCCCATCCTCAGCCACCAAGGCTACGCAGTCGCCATTATAGACTATGTTAGCCATGCCACGCACCTGCTCTCCTTGGCTGTCGTAGAGGAAGACCTCTCCCTGTACCTTGTGCGCGTAGTGTCTCGGGCCACGAACGATGTCGTAGTAGGTCTCCTCGAACGGGACACTCCAATAACGCCATGCTGCAAACGATGGAGCCTTGAAAGGATGGCCGGGTTCGATTGCGAAGTTCTCTGATAGGGTGCCGTCCAGTGCTCTGGTGAGAACTGTCTCGAGCGTCTCTACTGAGAGAGCGCTGGTCAATCTCTCCGGGGAGTACCCCGTTCCATGCGCTATGGCTCTCATGAGCCTCTTGCGGGGGACCATGGGTGCCTCTCCAAGGGCTCTTCTCCACACGCACTCCGCTGATATCTTGTCCATCCTATCCATGATGACTTTGATGTCCACACCCTCTGCTATCGTCTTCACCGCGCTTAGAGCCTCTGGTATCGTCATACTGACATCGCACTCGTCGGGCGACTCAGATACGAGGCTGGGAACTAGTGGTGTCCCTTCGAGCAACTCGAACTCCTCAGGGAATATGGCATAACTGCGATGCAAGGCACTCATTATGCTTTCCACGCGCACGAGCGCGGGTCCGTATAGAAGAGTGCAGAAGTCATGTATGCTGTCTTGATGCGAGAGCAGGAAGGAATGCAAGAGACCCTCCTGCTCTCTAGGGTTGCCGTGGGCTGTCTTGACTGCCGCTATCATGTTAGCCGCTTCATCCAACCTCATAGACTGACCAGAAAGTGACTAGTCTATCAATTAATTGGTGAGACCACATATGTGTAAAACGAACTTCTACTGGGCTTGTACGTCTTCACAGCCGTGACCCACTCAGGCCCGTCGTCTGCTGCTTGTTTGAATATGGTCGTGTGCGCCATGGTGTGAGTGAAGCCAAGTCCCTTCCTGATGTCTTTCGCCAGATACTCTCCCGGCCCTGATTCTCTGAGCCAATCTAGAATGACCTGCTTCAACTCCTGCTCACTGAGTGAGGCCCTTTCCACATAATGTGGTTGCAAGGCCCATACCATCATGTCATAACGCCCAGACAGCGCTCCTTGCTTTCTCACAGTCCCCACTTGTTTGATGTCCTTGTCCTTGGACAGGATATTGCCTAGTTGCTGCATGGTGACTCCCCACTTGCTAGTCTCGTTGATATGGTCGTAGATTTTACCAGTCTCGGCACCTTCTCGGTTCAACAGGTACTTCTTGACCTTCTCTCTTATCCTGACGGTCCTCATTCTTCCTCACCTGCCTCTCGCTCGACAAAGAGGCAGTACGTCCCACGCATGTGAGGTGGCACTACGTGGTCTCCTAGACTAGAGCCTAGGTGTTGGGCGTTCAATTTGTCCATGAAGCCCTCATCCACGCATTCCACTATCTGCTCGGGTGACATCACTCTCGCTGAGAATATCCTCCCTTCCTCATCTGCATAGTTCCACGTGTAGAAGTTGACCTCTCCAGCCACTAGGTAGTAATCATCGGGAGAGAGGTGTACGGTTTCTCCGCAGTTGCAAACCACACCTACTACCCACCTGTCATGAGAGTTGGTATGTCCCTCGTCGTCGACGTAATTGGTCTGTCCTTGGATGGACCACACGCTGTTCTCGAGCGGCATGTTCACCACACGCTCCTCGTTGCAGTGAGGGCACATCCATGACTCTGCTTCCTGCTGCATGACTTGAGCCGCTGCGATGGGGTCGTCAGGTATCACCTTCACGTTCTCCTCGTCCAGTTCCCACTCAAGCACGTCTAACACCTGCTTGACTCTGTCCACAGCGTCCTCTGCTCTCTCTGTGCGGGTGAGGAGGGCGAGAGTGGCATCCCCCGTTCTGCGGAATGCCATCTCTCCCTCCATCCAGTCTTGATTCACCTCAAGGCTGTCTAATACGTTCTTCGTCCATTCTATGTCCTGTTCTCTTGGTTCCCAATCCATGTCATGTCCCTCCCCTCGCCATCTTTATCACAGTTTCGCATTCGTAGCAAGGCACCAACACATAGTCATCTGTCTTGATTACAGTGGACTTTACGCTGAACTCACTGTAGCACTCTGGGCAACGCATAATTCGAGGGTCATAGTAAAACTGACCTTCTCTCGTTAGTTTGGACAAACTGCAAACTCCAGTGACAGGTGACGTCTTCCCGTCAATGATGGCGTTTTTGGGCGCTATGCCGGGCTCAAAAGTCCACACATTGAATTCTGTTCTCATTCCTCTTCCTCCAAGAACACGTTCAGTGTCATACCCTCTGGGGTTCGTATCGGATATGGATTTTCTGCTTGCTTCACAGCATATGCTCCACACCGCGCACACCTTATGTCTAACGTGAAGACCTTAGTGAGGTCGCTTTCCACATTCCGCAGTATCCAGTCATGGCCTTGCACATTGCAATCCATCAGATTGGACATCATGTTCTTCTGGCCTTCCAGAAACTGGGCTTTCTCTAGTAATTCTCTTGTTTGTATTTCAATCTCGTTCATTTTATCTGTTATTGTTCTCATTTCTTCTTCCTCCTTTCCATATTCCTATGGTATCTTTCCCATGTCATTCCTTCATCCTGCTTGAGCCAGTCCCAAAACCGCCTCAACAACTTCCTCATTCTTCCTCACCATATCCCCACGCTTTCAAATCCTCTTTGGTCCAAGGCGTTCTCATCTTGATGACATCACCGACTAACTGCCCGATGCATCTTGGGCAGACCATGCCGTGCTCTGTACTCTGCAGTGTGATTACTCCCTCATCATCACTGCCGCCTTCTCTGTAGCAAACCACACATTCCATATGCTCACCCGTTCCACCAGTGCGGTGCAGGCGTCCCCTTCTCCCACTTGGCAAAGGCCTTGCTGTGGTAGTAGGCACGATACGCCTGTACTGCATTCTCTTGCTTGAACTCATCAGGCATGGCCTGAGCGAACGCTGTTGTCGTCAAGTCATCGTCACCTACCCAATCTATGCCTACGTGCCACAATGTGGTGATGGGGTCAGCACACGCATGCTCCTTACCGAAGCGTGATGTGTACTCCACACACAGCGCCATGGCATGGTCAGTCAACCACGAGAAGTTGCCGAACGTATCTCCCGCCCAGACGGTACATGGGTGATTTGCATAGCCTCCCCTGTATGGCTTGCCAGCCTTGGTCAGTGGCATGACATCATCAGTGGCACCCCACCTACGCACGGCTGATGCCATCATCTGTGCTGACTCCACAACCATCTTCGGTATGTGCTTGTCACACATCATCTCTGCTGCTCTGATTGGGTTCTCATCCAGTACGAAGATGTTCATTCGCTCGCCTCCAGATAGTGGGACAAGTACAGTCCGCTATACGCCTGCACTGTCTCGACTATTTGCTTACTAGCCTCTGCCTTCGGTGCCTCTGCCTTGCCGTTCTTCTGCAACCGCTTCCTCGCCTTCTTGATTTCTGGCATCAACATGTTTCTCCTGTGTTGCTCCTTCCACATTATCGTGATGCAGTCCTCGCATAGTTTGCCGTCCTTCAAGTCAGCCTCTAGTTGAGGCTCTCCACATAGGGTCTCACCTTGTCCTGTGTATGAGAAGTGAATCATCGTTTCACCTTGTAATCCACATGCTCCTTGGGCAACTTGTGCCTGCGTCTGTCCATCATGTTCACCACGAGGCCCACTACGTTCGCAGCGGCCTTGTCGAACCTCTTGATGGCATGGACATCGCTGCCCATGCGTCTCTTGAGTTCGCTCAAGTCCACCTCATTCACCAAGCACTCGAGTATGTGATACTCTGCATGGCTTATGCTTTCTGCTCTTCCTAAGTCTTGTCTCATCATTTTCTTCTCTCCTTCAGTAGTGAATCAGCGACAAGTTGTGCAATCCTCGTCTTGTCGTCATCTGTACCATCCAGTGCGGCCTTCACCACAGCCGCCTTCTCACTTACGACCTTGTCGAAGTGCATGTCTACGGTGTCCTTTGCACTTAGGACTACCTTGTGGCAGACGGAACTCTCCTGTGTCAGTCTCCTGACACGAGCCGCCGCCTGCTTTTCGTGTGCTGGTACCCACTGTCTCTCTACGAACAGCGTGGTATCAGCAGTGTCTAGGTTCACACCTTCCTTCATCGCTAACGTGCTGCAAATCAGAAATGGTGTCTTGCCTTCTTGGAAATCTGCGATGATGGTCTGTCTCTGCTTGTCTTGAGTAGAACCCGCGATGAAGCGCACTTCGTGGGGAGTGGCATGGAGCCTCGTTGCGATTCTCTCCACCACATTGATGTGATGTGCGAATATCACCAATGGCTTACCAGTCTGCTCATGGTAATCAATCGCCCACTTCACTGCGACATCAACCTTAGCGTCACCGGCAGCGTGCCTCAACTCCGTCAGTATGTTCAACAGCAGACCGGGTGGTATGGAACCAGAGCCAGTCGTCCTGTGATACTCCAGTTGGTCCATGCAGGTGTTGTAGGCTTCGTCATACTGAGTCCTATCTACCTCCACCTCCAGCACAGTCTCGAGCAGGTCAGGCATCTGGCTGCTCAGTCTGGGGTCATCCATCGTCCTTCGTAGCATCACGTCCTTTAGCAGGTGATTCAAAGGCACTGTGACCCCATCATCGCTCGTCTCTATGTTGCTCGCACCTCCGAAGTCCCAACCATATCCGTTATGGATTGCTGCACAGTATTTCTTACCGAACAGGAAGTAGTCTGGGAACGTGCTCGGCTTGAGCATATTCAGTGTCGTGAATATCTCCTCCGGCCTGTTCAGGATTGGAGTACCCGACATGGCTATGATGCCCTGCACGGTAGGCCACTTGGCTAGTTGTTTGGCTGCCTTGGTCCTCTCGGCCTTCTGACTCTTCAAGTTGTGACACTCATCGAAGATGATGCATTGGAAGTCCATATCCAGCAACTCGTCTACTCTGTGTTGTAGCAAGTCGTAATTGACTATGACTACATCCGCTTCTGGGTACGTCAAACCCGGCATCGTAACTATTTCCGTTCGTGAATCTACGTCTTTCCGTCCGTAGACTATTGTAGATTGCAAGTCCGTCCATTTCTCTACCTCATTGGCCCAGTTCACCTTGACCACAGCAGGGCAGACTATCAGTATCCTCTGGTACTGTCCTGCCAAGATGCAGAGCAGAGCCTGCAATGACTTTCCTAGACCCATCTCGTCTCCTAGCAGTAACCTGTTCTGTCCTCCAGTAGCGAACATCTGAGGGGCTGCCCATTGGTATGGGCGCACCTCCTCAGCGTTCTTGATGTTGGGTAGCCACATCGGCTCTGCCTCCACAGCGCTGCTCAGTAGTACTCTCTCCGCCATGTGGCCATGTGCCTCCTTCACCTCTGGTATCTCCAAGATTGCGTCGTGCAACTGCTTGTAGTGAGGCTTGACTGCTGCGGCCACATCGACTCCGGCAATCAGTGGTATCACCCACTCCTTGCTCTTCTTGTCGAACTTGGCCTGCCCGCAGGACTTGACTGCCGTGTTGATGTCTGCGTAGTTCGGCTTGTACGGCCATCGCATCCTGAGTTTGTCAGGCGGGCGATATTCCACAGTCACCTCCTTCTCCACTGGAGCATCCTCAGCATCCAGACCGGGGAAGTCGTAGCCGAAGGACAGCAGTATGTCCAGAGCGTTAGTCAGGTCTGAGGGGTTGTCTCTCACAGACCACTTCTTCCGCTCTCCGTCCCACTTGACTCCGGGGAAGCCCAGACCACTCTTGAGTGCGTTCTTCGCCTTCTCGTCGTAGGGGAAGGAGAGCGCAACTCTGGGTCCGTAGTCATCTCTGTATCGTTCCCAAGTCATCTAGGGACCCCGAACCTAGTCTTGTAGTCACAGGTCGAGCAGTACATAGTCCCCTTCATGTTAGTGTTGCCATAGGCTCTCAGTTTCATGGCTCCTTTGCACATGGGGCACTTCATGAGTACTCCTCTCTCCATACATCATCCTTGAGCCTTTCCATGGCCCGCTCCGATGCTTTCATCGCTCTGTCAGTGTTCTGTATGTCGTCAGCACCACCGCCTGCACCTTCCGAGTTCAAGAAACGCTTCATCGTCTCTATCCTCAGACCGGGGGGAGGGGGCGGGAGGAATCTTCCATCCTCCGCATCCCACTCCATTCGGTCTTCGGGGAACTCGCTGCATATGGCTACGTTGTGCTTGCTACTGTGGAACCCGCCTCGCAGGTCGGACATCTTACCCATTATCCATCCGAACCCATTGTTGCAAAGCGTTCCTTTACATGGGCAGGGGCCAATTGGCTCCTCTGTTGCCATTTTCATCAGCGTCCCTCCAACCTCAGTCGCTCTCAGCGACCTCAGGCTCAACGGGAGCCAGCAGGTTCAGGTCGTAGAGCATCATCATGGCATGGCCTCTGATGTCTCCGAGCGCTGTCAGTCCAGCCGTGCCGCTCTGGAGGGCGTCGCACAGTTGCACTATGCTTGCTGCCCTGTTCCCTAGAACGAGACCGAACTGGGTCACAGCAGGTGCTGCTGGTTGCTGCGGTTCCTCTGGAGCCACTGCTGCTTCTGCTGCTTCTACCCATGCTGGCTTGGATGGCTTGATGTAGCCACCTTCCACTTCCTGCATCAGACCGCTCTCTACGAAATGCTCGAGATTCTTAGATACCGCTTTGGGTATGTCCTTCTCCTCCAGCACCGTGTCGGTCTGCATCTTCTGGTACGTCTTCATTTTCTTCATTCTGTCCAACTTCATTTTTTCACCTCATTGTCGACCCTGTGGAACGAGGGAGGACGGAGTAAGAACACGTTGGTAGAAACAACATTCTCTCGCACCCCTATTTGCCTCCCTCGCCCCGTTAGGGTGCGAGTGTCATAGCACCGCAATCTCATGCTTCTCACTGTACTGCGGTACGTCGTCTAGTCCAAGCACGCTCTTGTGCTCGGACACGAATCCTTTAACTTCTTCTACGTCTGATAGAGACAGATGGTCTTTGCCCATTGCCTCTTTCGCTGCTCCTAGTGCTTGGTCAGCCACACTAGTGAACACCTGATTCACCTTCTTCAGCCTGTTGTCCAGTGTGTCTATGCCGAGAGTGGAACCCTTGAGTTCCCTCTTGTCATCGTACACCGTAGGCTTGTGGGTCATGGCTCCAGTCATGCATTGCAGTGCGTGGTACAGAGTCTTCTGCTGGTCTCCCTGCACGGCTACGTAGGATAGGGTCGGCTCCTTCCATCCCTGTGTCACTGCCAAGTCCATGTGGCTCCTGTTGATTTGGGTAATCAGTCCCGTCTCCTTGTTCTTCACCATTCTAGGTGCAGTCATCAGGTTCTGCTCCTCCATCACTGTCAGGAGTTTGTCCATCAGTTGCAAGTCCATGGGTATCCAAGACATCAGTTCGGTGTTCACTAGCCACTCGTTGAGTTCTGCTGTCGCATTGACTAGGTTGAGACCGAACTCGTCCCAATCCACGTTCTCCATGACGCCTCTGGTGTGCCGCATCTTGATGGCGGTCTCTATGCCGCCTGCTACTGCTAGGTTCATGCAGTAGGTGCGGAGTGCCGAACCGTATGCACCGAAGGAGCCTCTCCCGTCTAGGCTGTTGTTGATGGTGAAGCCGAACTTGTACAGGCCATCTAGGCTCTGCGCTGCCTCACTCAGACTGTCAGTGTCTAGGTACTTACCGTCTCTCTGCCTCAGTTTGTCCGCTGCAGACTTCCTCAACTGGCTGGCCTGTGTGACGTCTAAGTCCACACGGCACTTGGCTCCCTCGTTCCATGATGTCACGGCGCTCTTGATGCCTGACATCTCTGCGTACTTCAACATCGGCTTGACCCACACAGGGTGTCCGAGAGTGAAGTACCTGTCACTCACGCTACCGAGGAGAGCACCTGCTGGTCTCTGCTCGCTCGCTAGGGCTGGGTTCAGGACAGTCCACGAACCGGCTCTGCCGTCCTTCTTGTTCACTCTCACTGCCTGTGGTCCCTCTCCAGTGTCCACGACTACGTGGTTGGGTAGGAACGATGGCGTGAAGTCCCAAGGTGCGGTCTTGCTGACACGACCTCCTGCTATCAGGGCGCCGTCCCACGCTACTTCTCCTCCGTCGAACCACTCGGGTAGTTCCACGTACTGGTCACCGTCCATGACGACGTCCACCATCTGGTTTGGTAGGGTGGTCTGCGCCTCCTCCAGAGTGGGTGGCATAAACAAGGAGGAGTACTCCTCGTCCTGCGTGGGGTCTGCCTCTGTCTCCTCAGGCTGATTCAGGTATGCCTTGATGTTCTTCACATCCGCTCCCTGCTCGACCATGTCGACCACCTCTATCCTTCTCTGCGAGGTGGGCTCCATGGGCATCTTGTCGTCCTTGAAGACGAATTCAGGTCTGAACACGCCTCCCGAGGGCACAGTCAGTTCCGACACCAAGCACAACTTGGTGCTGGTATCGTACTTCATTGTCTCTACTGCCTCTCTCGGTACTAGGACCGAGATGGCACCTGCCATCGCTTCGTAGTGCAACTCAGTGACTAAGTCATTCTTGTGTTCCACTCTCGTAGCGAAAACAGGCATTCTCTTGCTTGCTTCATTTGCTTCATTTTCATTCATTCTTCTTCCTCCAAATTTTTTGGTTTGTTGCTTCTCTGGGGAGATAGCCCCAGCCTATAGTCTTTGCCTAGTAGCAAAGCATTTAGTGAAACGGGCCACTGCTCGTCTATGGCCCATGTCTCTAACGTCCATTCTTCGTTCTCTATTCTCGATAGCAGCAAATCTGTCATGCTACTACCTCCTTGTGCAGACACTCATAGCACCTCTCATGTGCTGGGTCCCACACTAGGTTTCTCCGCTTGCCGCAGGAGTGGCAGGTCAGTGCTCGGTACTTGTTTCTCATTCCTTTCCACTCCATGTTCCATCGAGAGTCGCCTTGGTCCTGTTAATGACGCCTATGGCCTCGTCGATGTCTCCGTTGTCAATGTGAGCGTGGATAATGTCTAAGAGGCCTATGATTGCGCTATCTGCTACGCTCATTCTCTCACCTCTACCATGAAGTCTGATTGCCATCGGGATTCGTGTCCGCATTGGCATGAGAAGACATCCACATATGTTTCGTCGTAGGTCATCTCATCAGGCTCTATATCAGTCCCATCAAAGTAGACTGTGAAGCCGACTTCTCCCTTCTTCCATACTGTGAAGTCGCTTTCGTCCTCTGTCCCACAATTGGGGCATTTCAGTTTCTTGGTCATTCGTCTTCCTCCTTCCATGTTTGGACCATCTCATTCATCTCCGTCCACATCTCATAGTAGCCGCTAATCAGCCTGATTGCGTGTTCGACAGTCAGCAGGTGTCTCCTCCAGATTTCCTCGTCTTCTCCGGTGTCAATGAAGTCGAGACACAGACACGCTAGATTGTGTAGATTGTCAAGCAGTACCTCTTGCGACTTCATTCCTCTTCCTCCACTCTGTCCGACTCGTATGGTGAGTGCTTCCTCGGAATCCAGCAGGAGGTGTGACCGTAGTCATGTCCGCCATATCTCACAAGAAGTATCTCGTCCTCTTCCAATCCCATGTCCTCGATGAGATGCTCCACGTTCAGTTCCCATCCGCTGGATGACCACATGACGTAGTCCTTCGCAGGTGGGGTGAGTTGGTCTCTGATTGACCAGATGATTCCGTCGTCGATGTATCCGTCGTCGATGTAATTGACCCAATCCGAGTAGTCGGCCATTCACTCGCCTCCGTAGTACTGTGCTATCTGCTCGCACAGTTTCACCAAGAGAGCCTGATACTCCTCCTCAGACTCACTCCTGACTTCCCAGTTGTCGAAGCAGTCTCGCAGGTCATCGTATGTGTTCTCGAACCTGCAGTAACTCATGTTGCTCATGACTCCACCTCCGTGTAGAGTTCTGCCTCCGGGTCTTCCTGCTTGTTGGCAAGTGCTTTGAGTGCCTCGTTCTCCTTCTCCAACTCCTTCACTCTGTCCGCCATCTGCTGGAACTTGGTATTCTGCTCCACGTAGGCCTTGTGGGCGACTACGCCGGACACATGCATTGAATACTCTATGTCATGCACGTCGTCTTCCTCCCACTCGTAGTGGTCGTACAAGGCGTCCTCTATGCTGCTGTGACCCAATACCTCATCCAGACACAGCACAGCCGACTGCTGTACTGTCCTGTGGGCATGGATTTCTATCTGGTGTTCGCCTACCTCCACCATTCAGAGCACCTCTTCGCTTCCGTTCTTATTGCTTCCATTTTTCTTCTTCATATTCATTTTTTCACTTCCGTTTTTTCGCTGTGCGAATGTCCTATGCACATACTACCTCCTCGTAGTACTGCCTAATCATGTCCCCAATGTCTGTCCTGCCTTGCAGGTCGAATGTCTCTGCTAATCCTATCCTGTTGTTGTGTATGCTGACTCCAATCTCTGGTGTGACGTATGTACCACTCCATATCGGTATGTGTTCATGCACTCCCTCTACTGCACACGAGAAGTCGGAGAGCATCAAGTAGATAGGAGTGTACCCAATGCTCTCTATGGCTCTCCTGCACTCTGGGTCGAGTACTTTCTGTCGATAGTCCAACATGTTCTCCACAGGCTCTATGTCGTTTGCTGCACACCACTCTAGGTAGGATGCGGGTATCTCATGTCGGTAATACATTGTGCCATCGTATGCCACACCTGCCTCTACGGTGTCTACGAAGTGCCAATCCCCCTGTGACTCCAAGACGAACCTGAGCGAATCGCTTCTGCCATCGACCTTGATGTCATGGTGGTCTCTGTTCAGGAGGTGGTTGTAGGTCATCTTGTTGCCCTCCCCATCGAACAGAGGTGTGGAAGTGCCATGGGAGTAATGCTCACCATGATAGGCGAACACCCTCTCAAGCATGATGTTCGCTCTCTTCTCCCCCGCAGTAGCCCTGCTCCATCGAGATAGGGTCATGTCGTACTTGGGCCAAGCGTATTGCACCATCTTGAGTATGCTGTTGCCAGAGTCTTCCACGTTCTCCCTCATGTGGCGGTAGACTTTGCTACCACCTGCGATGTGCTTGAGTTCAATGGAACGTAGGTTGATGATTTGCTCTAGTTCATCGTCTGTGGCACGCTCTGGGAATCTCTCCCTGTTCACTACGATTGCGTAGTGCTTGAATGCGTAGTTGAAGAGCCATTCTCTGACATGGTACCTGTCCCACTTGGAGACGTTGGTAATCCCTCCCTTGTTCCCGTACTCGTAGACGAGGTGGTCTAGCCTCTTGAATGTCCTCGCCGTGAAACGACCCTTGGCGTCTCTGTTGATGTGTTGTTGGAATTGATGGATGAAATCCCATGGGCTTCTGAAGTTCTCCCCTTTCGGGTGGTGTCCTGTGCTGAACAGCACATCCACGTGGGGGAACCACGGATGCTCGCTTCTGATGCGCTGCCATACGCTCAAGTTCTCCGAGAGAGAGTTATGGCCGTTGCCGTTGGTCATCTCCTTCCAGTCATTGAAAGCCAAACCATCAGGATAGACCTCCGCCAATATCTTGTCGAAGAACATGGCTTTGTCTCTGATGGTGTTGACGCAGACACCGTGCTTCACTCTCATCTTCCCCAAGGCTGACTTGGTGTACTGCCGCATGGCATAGAGAGGTAGTGTCTCCCACTCATCTGGGAACACGTTCATGAACACCATGTAGAAGTAAGAAGCAGAGTGTCTCGCTCTCTGCTGGCAAGCATAGTTCCGTGTGCCTCTCACGCTGTGCATCAATGCGACCGGCTCCAGCACGTGCTTGGGTAGTTTCATCCAATAGTCCCACATGTCGAGCCAAGCGTAATTGGGCTTGCCGTCATGCATATCGAGCCCCGATGTCTCCAAGGACACCACGTCCCAAGGGTCGAAGGTGCTCTCCGTGTCAGCAGCCTCGAAGCCAAGTGACTCTCGGAAGTTGCTAACGAGAGAGACAAAGTGGTCTCTGTCGAAAGACTGAGTGCCGAATGATGAGACGTAAGGACTCATAGGTATCTCCCCGTTAGTGGGTCGATGACCCTGCCAGCCCTGTTGATGCCTATATCAGGGTGCATTGGCACGTAGCATTCGTCATTGACTCTCTCCCAGACCCACCTCTGAGGTATGCACAACCTCTTGAGCATGGCTATGGTGTTCAGCCTGCCCTGTGCATTCATCTCCTGTCTGTATTCGTCCGTCGTTGTTTCCATTGTTTCAATCCATATCTGTTGTTCCATTCTCAAAATCTCCGTTGTGTTCTCTGAGTCGTATTGCCAACACAGCGAGGGCATCCACGCTGAGTGTCATGTAGTAGTCGTAAGCCTCCTGAGTGGCTGGGTTGTCGAACACACGACTCATATGCCCAACCCCATCCACTCATCGTCATCCCAATCCTCCCATGACTCGACCTTCACGGTCTGCTCCTTCTTGTTCTCTCTGAGGTCTCGCACTCTCATAGCACGAACAGGACTGAGGCCATGCAGGATGTTGTACTTCTGCGGTGTTACTTTGTTCTCCTTGTCTAGGAGTTGCACTACTCCGGTCTCCTCGTCAGACTCCCACTCGACGAAGTCTTGGAACTCCAAGCCAGAGGAGATGACGCACTTCGGGCAGCATGGTGCTGCTATCTGCTTGTTGTCCTCTGTCTTGTAGGCCAGAGTCAGTCTGTCGGGAGTCGTCTTGCTCTCGCAGAATCCGCACTTCGTCCAAACCCTACTGGACGGTATGCTGTTGCCACACACCCTCTCGTCAGTGAGAGCGTCGTCAATCACCACGAGTATGGGATGGGCATCCTTGTCCAAGTTCGACAAGGCTGTGTTGAGGTTCCTGAGTAGCAAGCCTCGGACTGTCGATTTGGCGTACCTGTTCATCTTCCTGTCCAGTGTCTTCTGCCAATCCTCTCCATGCAGTTGCTCCATCAGGTCTTCGCTGAGTTCACCCACCTTGGTGATGCCGATGGAGGAGCAGATGTCCAAGTTCGTCAGGTTGAGAGCGTACTCTCCAATCTCTGCGTCCTTGTAGTTGGTGCGAACGATAGCCTCATCGGTGATGTCCTTCATCGTGCCGTTGCAGCAGTGGTCGAAGCATGGGTCTCCTTCCTTGATGTCGTTTGCGGTGTTGTCCTCGAACATGATGAGGTCACACTCGTTGCATTCGAGAAGGTCGGCGTAAATACCGCTGTTGCTCTTAGACGATGTGGTGGTGGTGGTCTTGCTGGGGTAGGACACTATCCCCTTGTGGAAGGGTAATGCCTCTCCGATGGGAAGGCCACACATGGAAGCCACGTATGCCTGCTGTGAGTCGGCCTCGACTGCGTGGTCGCAGTAAGGCTCTCGTATCTCCATCACCAGTGTGTAGGCGTCAGGCCACTCCTTCCTCTCCTCCTCGGTCGCTAGGTGCCATCGAAGGCAGGCTAGTTGGATACCAGTCCTGCCATGACCACCCATGCACATGACGTGGATGCTCTTCACTCCTTGCTCTCTGATGTCCTCGACCAACGTCTCCCAGAAGAGAATGTCACAGTCTCTGGGTACGCTGTAGTCAGGGAAGTCCATCTCGATTACAGCAGGTGGTTCCTTCTCCTCGAACAGTGCATTGACTCTCCAACCCTCCATGTTCTTGGTGGTCGTTTCGCACTTGAGTTGGCTGTACCCCCTTCTCACCTCGTTGTCTGGACCCATCGCTAGGTCTGGTAGTGGGTTCATCTTCCACCATCCACCGCCTCTGCTGCTACCACCGGCATGTACTTCGATGCCGTCGTGTGTGGTGAACACCAGCACGTTGCCCCAATGGCACTCAGTCGCTGGGTTCTTCGAGTAGCCACTGAAGCCTGTGTGGTGACTGTGTCCTGCCCAAGTCACTCTACTACCTCCACTTTCACACAGACCTCATTGACCCCGAGTTTGGACTCGATGGCCTTGATGACATTACCGTAGGCCTTCGCCATCTTCTCCGGTGAGGGCTTGATGCCCACAGCCTGAGCCATGGCCAGCACATCTGCTAGTATGCCGTCGTTGAATACTCCAACGGCCTGCTCCAACGTACCCCTAGCCTCGTTCTCCATGAGGACATTGAGCACGAAAATAGACTCTGCGTTCATGTTCACTCCTCCTCCTCTGTGTTGGCTAGGTACCTCTCGGCGAGCCAAGCCATGAACCACTCTGGCCTGAGTTCCGGGTAGTTGCCGGTGCTGTTCTCCACAGTGGACTCGAACCTGCTGTAGGCAACGAGTATCTTCCTCTTCTCCGAGCCTGTGCTGAACTTCATCATCCATGTCCTCTCTCCGGCGTTGTTGTGGCCCTTGACGATGCCATCGAAGTGCATCATCACGTAGCCATCGTCCTCGCTGGCTAGTGAGGTGACCCTCTCTGCGTTCTCCATCATCCACTCACCGAGTTCCATCAGGTCTGCTGACTCCTTGGTTCCACTAGCGACGCTGAGGTCGAAGGAGACACCGTAGTTCCTCAAGGCGTTCGAGCCCTGAACGAATGGTGTCCCAAGGTTCCTCTGCATGTCCGAGTGCAGTCCCTCAACGTCGAGGCATGTGAACTGGAAGTGCAGTCTGCCTGTTGAGCGCAGCATGCTTGCCTTGACCCTGAATCCGGGTAGGCTTCCGTCCACTACACTCTCCACGTTGAAGACTTCTGACATTTCAGTCTCTGGTGGCGTTATCACGTGTTCTTTCATTGTTTCTTTCATCTTTGTTTCCGTCATATTTTCTTCCTCCTCATAGTTTCCCTGAGGAATGTCATAAATGTGCTGTCTCCTACGAGCCAGTGCTTCTTGTGTTGTGTGGTGAGAGCCTTCATAGCGTACCTGAATGGTGCGTAAGCAACGACTGGTGTGATGCCGGAACTCACCCCATTATTGGTTTGTTGCACCATCACATTTGGGATGTCGTTTGCAATCTGCTCCTGCCTGAAAGTAGTCAGTGAGCCTACGGCCATGTCGTAGTTCCAATTGAACGCGAATGACTCACGTGATATGAGTCTCTGCATGTAGAGGAGCACGGACATTGGGTTGTTCATGTGCCTCCCCACTCTCCGGTAGCATAGTTCATCCACTATTGACACGCTGAAACTATCGTATGCTTGGGGATTGTTCCTCGCTGTCAGGAATCTCTGGTCAGCCATGAGTTGATGGTGGTACACATTGGAGAATATCCAGCACATGCCGAAGAGGTTGGTAGCCTCCTCTAGTCCGTACATCTCGAGGACATCTACCATTTCTCCTATGTCGTAGTACCTCATCTTGTGCCTGTCACTGAGCCTGAGAGCGAATCGCTGCTTCTTGGGGTCGATTGGGAAGTGGCCCTTCGGTGCATCTCGCCCTCTCAAGAAGCGACCAGACAATGCTCGGTAGGTATCGTGCTGTATGACGCCAAGCAGGGCTAGTAGATGCATGTTCTTCTCCTCACCCAGAACCGCTTTGAGGCGGCGGGCCTCATGCTCGATGTCTGCTAGTATCTGGTCGTGATAGACCAAGTCCATACCAACTGAGAACTCTTCTCTGAGTCGCTCGTTGTTCTCTCGCCTGCCGTTGAGGAACCATATTGATTTGCCTCCCTTGGCACATACCTCTTCGGACATCTCCTCTCCGACTGTGTATATCCCCATCTTCACTCCCTTGCTGAAGAAGATGCCCTCCCCATCTGTGTCAATGGTGGTGAAGGGCATGTGTAGTGCTGTATCAGGGGTTGGTGGCATCTCTGTGAAGACAGAGGAATTGCTGCTTGATGCTGTTGGGCTACCAACAATCCAGTTGTGGATGTGGGAAAGAGAATCAGTCACGGTGGCCTTGTTGAAAGTCTTCGCTGGTCCTACAATAGCCAGATTTTGGTCGTGCAGAGGTATGATGTCATGGCCATCCGAAGTCTTGGCAGGTGGGATGGACATGGGGAATTTTACCTCATCCGTGTCAATCAAGTATTGCTCTCTGTTCGAGATTGTCAAAGCAACAGTGCCCACTGACTTCGCTGCGAGAATCATCTCCAGACCTGTTATCTCCACTTGCCGAGTGATTGCGTAGTCCATGCATTCCTTGTTGGAGCATTGTGGATTGCTGCATACACCTGTCTTGTGGTAGTGCTTGAGTTGAGTGATGCAACCGCATCCCTTCGAGTCACAATCCTCGCAGTAGATGGAGTCCTCGAAGTGCTGGACCGTAGCCCCACAGATATCTGGGTAGTCCTTGAAGAGCGAGTCCAAATCTCCGTTCATGACTGCGTCATACACAGTGTCCCACAGTGCCTTGTACTCACTATGTGCATGTCCCTTGAATATGTGAGACACATCAGGCCAGACGACTTGCTTCATGTACTTCTCGTCATCGAGGAAGTTCTGGTGAACCATCTCCTCCATGTCTCTGCTGGAGTAGTATCGAATCTGGTGTGCAGCACAGATGATGTACTGCTGTGGAATGGTGACAAGGGACTTGTGACCAGCGGTGCTGATGTCCAGATACGTCTTGCTGGTGAACTTGTTGAAGAACCAAGCGGTGTTGTGCTGGGTGTTCTCCAAGAGGTTGATTGCATTGAGTAGGTTGTTGAAGTTGACTCTCTCTCCCTCCTCCATCGCCTTGATGAAGGGCATGATATCAGCAGCGAGTTGCAGGGACTTGGCGTATGCCTGTCCACCATACGAGCCACCCCACTCACCGCAGTCAAACAAAGCCTCGTAGAACTTCAGGAGTTGGTGCAGGTTGTCCGAGCCAAACTCCTTGTGCTTCATGGGGTAGTAGTAGGTAGTCCTGCTGCCAGCGACATTCGATTGCTCTCCGGTGTGGAAGATGGTCGACTTGCTCTTGTGCACAGAGACGCCGTATGCATCTCCGAACAGCACGTTGCTGAAGAACAGATGACCGAAGCCGAGTTCGGGAGAGAATACACCATTCTGGCCATTGTAGGCATGACGAGCCTCGCCCATGCCGACAGCCAGAGTGGCCTTGGTCAGCCATGCCGTGTAGATACCAGCCATGTAGGCCACGAAGTCAGGGTCCTGCTTGGGACCGGATATGAACTCGTGGAAGAACTGGCCGGTGACGATGTTCTGGAAGTCCCAGTACTGGTCACCGTCTTGGAAGCCCTTGAGGAACCACTCCTGATGCTCGGCAGGTCTCCAGCCCTGTATGGTCAACTCGTCTGGTGTGTCTGTCGAGACCACCCAACCGGGTGCTACCTCGGCCCATGTCTTGTATGGTGGTTGAGGTTCGGGGATGCCATAGACGATTGGAATGCCACCTTGCAGTGCCAGACCAGCAGCATGGCAGGCATCAGTGCCGGTAGGGACGAAGATGACGCCTCCTTGAGGCACAGCATTGGTGTCTATCATGTGCTCGAGATGAGCGCAGTCGTCTAGGTCGCCCTTGCCGACGTTGATGCTGACGAGATGCTCGCACTTGCCTGCTGCCCACATGTTGCCTCTGACCACCTCATGGCCGGGGACGTTGGGCATGCCATGCACCTCCTCCTTGGTGCCGTGCAGACCACGAACCTGAACATTGATTGCTGTCAAATTCTGGTCCGAGTGGATGTTCTGGCTCTTGAGGAAGGCCTCTACGTTGGGGCTCTTCACGTAGTCGGTCCAAGGTGGTGAGTCCATCTCCAAGTACAGGCCATCGACGTCCCACACCAACTCGACCTCGTGGTTGTCCATGCCATCCTCGATGTTGAGGGCAGTGATTGCGTCCTTGATGCTCTGTGCTAGGTTAGGACTGAGCGCCAACTGCATGATTGAGCCCTCCGCCGCAGTAGCAGCAGAGTGACCGAAGCCGACGCTGATGATGCTGTGGCCGACAGGCAGAACAGCAGAGCAGATAGCGTCAATCTTCTCCATGATGCAGAGCGCACCGTCTGGGTCGTAGAACTGGCTGTCCTCATCGGTCATCTCCAAGTGCAATTCCCTGATGGCATTGTGCAAGTCGATGGGTGAGGTGGCAGTAGCGTTGGGCAGCACACCAGAACGAGGTGATGCTGGGCAAGTCCTGACATACAGGGGCTTGGTGAAGAGGGACTGAGCACCGAACACAATCCTAAGCGTCTCCATGAGGAGTGGTAACGTGGTCTTCTCTGCGTCCTCCATCGTGAGCCACATGGCTGACATAGTCTGCCAGATGTGAGTCTCACCCTGCCTCTCCGCTAGTCTCTGGATGCCTCGTGCCTTCTGTGACCTCAATGGCTCCGTAGGTTCTCGATTGAAGCGAAGCAGAGCATGCAGTAGAGTAGCACTAGTCCTGCGGTGCCTCTGCTCCATCCCATCTCTCTGCCTGTCGTCACGGTCAATGGCCTCCTCGGCGAAAGCATAACCCCATTTCCTGTGTGCGTATGAGGAGGACATCGTAGCGCCGTACTCTTGGAACAGCCTTGCAGCCCTGTTCATGATGGTGCCAGCGAAGCGGTTCGTCCCTGCTGTCTCCCGGTCGATGTCGGTGAGTCGCTCTATGGCAGTCATCACACCGTCTCTGATGTGGTCAGCCATCTGGTGGATGTAGTCTCTCTGCTGACCCAAATCGACGAGCCCGTGCTGCTTGTCAGTCCAGTGTCTGTGCTCATCCATCATCTGCGTCAGTGCAGAGTACCACCCACTGTTGACCGTGTAGTGCAGGTGCAAATCCATGTCTGGGGTGATGTCCGGGTCCTCTCCACCCATGTCCAGAGCCGCTACCTTGTGCAAACCGAAGTCGTACATGATTTGTGAGTCAAGCACGCCCATGAACTCGAGATTCTCCATCGTCTCAATGAGTTTCTCCAAGTCCATCTCCAGAACAGGCAGGCTCGCACTCTGTCTGTGTATGGAGTGGGCTGTCTGGAACATACTATCACCCAGAGCCATCTTCACAGTCACTTCCTTATCCTGTATAGGGAGGAAGGTGTCTCTCACCAGTCTCTCAGCCGCTCTCCTACCGGCCACGCTGAAGTTCTTCATCGCATTCTTCATTTCCTTATTTGTCTCATTGTTCTCTTCCATTGTCCATTTCCTCCGTAATTAGTTTGAGTGTGAATGATGTGGTGTTCTTCTCCTTCTGGGAGACAACCAACCATCTCTGGTTCGAGCAGAAGTGAGGCTTCCTCCAAGGGTACGCCTCCAGATACTTCTCGATGTTCCTCTGTGTCCTCTTCCTCTTCTCCGCAGTGGTCGCTTTCTCATGCAGCGATACCATGTGCTCCTCCCACCAGAATTCGACAATCGTACCTGTCCTGACGAGTTTCGACAGCATGTTGCTGACGACTTGAGTGTTCGGGACAGTGTTCCAATCCTTTAGTTTGACTATCTTGTCCTTGGTGTCCTTAACAAGTGGTGCGTCTCGAATGATTGTCGATGCAGGGAAGAAGGTGTTGTGGTACTGAGTCATGTACGCCATGATGCATATGGTTGCACCATTCTTTATCTTGGACATCTCCGAGATAACACACGGGGCCTGCTTGTGGAAGGGGTCGTTGTAGTGTCTGCTGCTCATGGTCACTGCTTCCACCTCCCCAGTGTCAGTGCTGCGATTATCTTCTCGTTCTGCTCGACTGTCTTCTCCAGTAGCGTCTTGATGTCCTCTAGTTCGGCGTAGGACTTGTCTCCGGTGTCAGTCATCCTTTGCAGCAAACCAATGATGTTCTTCCAGAACAATGTCTCGCTCAGGATGTTGACGACGTTGTGCACTCTGTCGCTGATGTTCACGCTGACTCCTCCTCTAGTGAAGCGAGTCTAGCCTCCAACTCGGCCACCCTGTCCTTCAACCTCTGGTTGTCAGAGCGTTGGTCGAGGAACTTGTCACATATTGCGACGATGTCCTCCGTCAACTTGCTGGGGTGTGCAGTCAATGCTATCGACTTTATCTCCTCAAGAGCAGCCCTGTAGGATTCTCGACTATTCAGCAGAGCCTTGATTTGCAAGTCCTTGTCTCCACTCATGCCTGCTATGTAACCCATATCACGCATCCTCCTGTACTACGACTACGTCCTCTGGCTCATCCTCAGACCACACACCATTCCCATTGTAGTGACGGGTCAGCGTACAGGTCTGGAACTGTGGGTCAGTCTGCTTGTCGTGCAGTGCTCTGTTGCCACGGCACCAGCACTCGTTGGCGAGTCTGTGGTGCTTGTCGCACAGTACTTGGTTGAACTTGCTCCTCGGTCCGCTGACGAACCAACCGATTCGTGGGTCTCTGGTCTTGTCGATGCGACCCTTCTGCTTGTTGCTCATGCTGAGTCCTCCTCTGGGCCAACGTCGCTGACTGTCGGGTCAACCACTACCATCTCCTCTGGTTGTGGTCTGAACATGTCCTTGTGGGCCTTGTTGATGTCCACTAGAGTCTCGACGTGGTCAATGTCACCCTTGAGAAGGTATGCGTAAGTCGAAATCTTCTCCTTGATGACCGGGTTCTTGAATTCGAGTGCGCTCTCTCCTCCCTCGATTGCAGCATTCATGAAAATTAGGATGTCATCTCTGAACCTCTCCCACTCTGCCTGCTGCTTGTCCTGCTCCTCGTAGACTCCCTCTGCCTCTGGGTCGAATGGCTGCTCGCTCACTGTACCACCTCTGCTGTCCAGTAGCCCTTCTCCTCGTCGTACTCTAGTCGTGAGTCTCCCTTGCTGTGCTGTCCGTCTGGCTTGAGGCCACCATTGTACCTGATGTTCCTGTGTCCGGGGCAGTTCTCGTCTAGCCATAGCACTCCTCTCATGGGGTTCAAGCCTCGCCATACCACTGTCCACTGGCATTCGTCGTTTTGCGTCATTTCTCCTTTGCTGTTTTTCATATGTTCTCCTCCGTGTGTTTGGGAATGTGATGTGGATTGTTGATATTATTGTTGTATTCTTTAGTAATAATACTATATTCTCTTATGAGAGAACAATAAGAATCTTGAGAGTTAGACCCGCCTCTAACCAATTGAGTCTCCGGCTCCGGCTTCGGCGTCATGCTGTCTAAAGGGTCTACATGACTGATGAGTATGTATGTGTGGAAGTCTACAAGCGTATGTTGCAAACGAGAAGGCACTGTGGTCAGTGCTGTGAGTGGGATGTAGTAGGGAAACTGACTATATGTGAAAGTCAAGTGCTGTGCGTTTGCGATGACCATATGGTCAGAAACGCATCGGATGGAACGTGATACGAAGAGGGTTGATGGACATGCTGTTGTGTCAACAGCAACGATTTTGGGTTCAGAGACAGACCCTGCCCCGGTCGTCTGGGGCAGGAATCTGCTCGTCGTAGTCACTCGCTCACCAATCCAACATTCCGGTAGTACCGGATAGCGTCAATAGGTGGGATGGTTTGACCAAGTCCGACATGTCATCGAACAGGGACATCAATGCCTTGGACTCGGTGATGTCCGGGGGAGTGACCCCGGCCTGTACCTTGTCCCAGATGGCCTTCTGTCGCATGTCTACGCCGTCCACGTACGACTTGGGTACGGGGATGGCACAGATACCAACATTCGACAAGAGGGAACGGATGTTCTCGACCTTCTTGTAGGTGGGGTGCCTCGCCAAGTACTCAACGTAGGTGTCCTTGAACGAAACCGACTCTAGGACTACGTTCTCGGCTAGTTGCGTGGTCTGGTACCACAGAACGAACAGATGGGATAGCAGCGTGTGGTCTGCTGCATACTCGACCTTCCCTACTCCCCCGCCCTTGTAGGACTTGGTGAAGGGCATGAAGGACATTACTGCCCCGTAGGCCTTGCTCACTATCTGTGCGTTCTTGTGGGGTGTGTCGCTGTCCTTGGTGGAGTTAGCCGTCCACCATCCATTCATCAGCCCCATTACGAACCCGGCGATGTTTACGAGTAGAACCATCTTACTTCCGTTCCACTCAAGGTCGCCACCCTCAATCACGTCAGTGAAGTTAC